TTGGATTTTAGTCAAAGACAAAGATGGAAAAGAAATTGCCAAAAGAGCTGATGGAAATTCTCCTGATATAGAAGATGATTACGAGTATCAATATATAAGAGATAATACCCAGTACCCTATATAAACTTGATTTATCTTATTTTCTTATCCTATACTACCCTTGAGCGTATCAGTGACGGCCGCTCAGTCACGGGTGTAAGGAGCATCACCAACTCCAGGCGTATAGGCCTCGCCAGCCAGTCCAAATAACATAAAATATTATTGTTCTGGAGATTGCTATGGTAAATAGCCCTAATAATCTACCACCAGAAGTGTTACAGACGGCTGATGATGTTCTACTCGCCGTCCGTACGCCCCGTTTAATTCATAAACTCGGTGCTACGGTCAAACACTTGCCTGCTAAAGGTGGTACTACTCTGCGTATGAGTAGATATGATAGATTACCTACATTCCCTGTACCTCTTGCACCTGATGGTGTTCCTGTTGCAGGTGTTCCTCTTAATCGTGTGGACATCGATGCAACAGTATCCATTTATGGTCAATTTACAGCAATAAACCAACGTGTATTCCTACAGAACCAAGATATGGTTTTGATGGAAGTTTCTGAACTCTTAGGTCTTTCAATGAGAATGACCGAAGATCAGCTTTCACGAGATGCCTTGGCAGCATCAGCTACACAGTACACCTGTACTGGTGGTAACAATGGTGATAGACCAACTAACTTATCAGTATCTGATATTGATGAAGTTACTACAGGTCTATTATCAAATGATGCATGGATGATTCTTGATCGTGAAATCGGTGAGTTACGTTTCGGTACCGCTCCTGTTCGTGATGCTTTTCTAGCAATGGGACACTCAAACTTAGTTAAAGACTTGAATGCTTTGAATGATTTCACACCTAAGTGGAATTATCCAAATCAATCAGCAGCTAAGGTTGGTGCAGAGTGGGGCGCCCTAAATAACGTCAGATTCATGGTTTCAAGTCAAGGTCTTATTCGTCCTCATGCTTCAGCATTGGGTAACGATGTATATTCTGTATTTGTGTGTGGTCTAGAAGCATACGCTGCAGTATATCAAGACAACTTTTCTGCACGTATTCTATACCGTGGACCTGAGTTCTCTGATGCGTTGTATCAAAACGTTACTATTGGTGCAACTTTCTCGGAAGTTACCCGTGTAGTCAACGACTTATGGATTTCACAAATGCTTTGCACATTAAATTCATAAGGAGATACGATGAGTGTTGTTTTTTCAGGTACTAATCAAGGTACATTTGTTTCAACTGGTGGTGCAGTAAACATACCTCTAAGATCCAATGTTGATTGGATGTGGGTATATAACTATACCCAAATGGCTGCACAACAAAATCCAGGAAGAGTAGTTCAATCATATTGGCAACGTGGAATGCCTGCAGGTGGTGGTATAAAATATACCAAAACTAATGCCACTGACGTTTTAAATGGTAATGCTTTTGCAGGTCTAGGCTTTACTTTATTTGATAGCTCTATCAATACCCCTGGCCCAAGCGTTGCACTTACTTCAATTTCTAACGCTACTCCTCCACGCGTACTAGTTGCTTCAACGGCAGCTTTAAGTAGCGGTCAAGTAGTGAGAATCTTTAATACTACAGGAGCTCAACAGCTTGGTAGTTTAGATTTTACTATTTCAGTTATTGATGGAACTCATTTTGACTTAGCTTATATGAGAGCCATTGTAGCTGCAGCTGGTCCAGGTAGCTATAGAGTTATTCCATATAACCCTTATTTCTACCCACCAACTCGGGTAATTTCTAAGATTTCTCAAGCGGCAAATGCAATTGTAACGCTCACTGTTACTCATGCATTTACCGTAGGACAAGTCATTAGATTTACTATCCCTACCGTAACTGCAGCAGCATTTGGTATGACTGAACTTAATGAAGTTCAAGCTACTATTGTTGCTGTTGGTCAAGCTGATGTTGATGGTGTAACTAATACTATTACTGTTGATGTAGATACAAGTGCTTTCACTGCATTTGCATGGCCATTGACTGCTAATCCAGCATTCACTTATCCACAAGTTACTCCTGTGGGTATGAATACTGCAGAATCAATTTTCGCTAATACTAATATTATAGGTGATTCTGAAGTTAATATTGCTGAGATCGGTATGACTCTTGGAGCAGGAGCTCAAGGAGCAGTAGGATCAAATGGCGATGTTATTTACTGGGTAGCTGGTAAATCTTACAACGGCATTTAATTAGAGTATATTAGGGGGGTATTTCACCCCCCAATTTTAATAGGAGAACCATGACCAAAGAATTTAAAAAAGAATTAAGTAAAAGAAAAACTAAAGAAATGGTTGCTAAAGAAACAGCAGCTGAATACGAATACGATCATGAATTACTGACCGGTAAGTTTATTAACTTAGAACATAAAGGTCAGTCATTAAACTTTAGATTCAAAAAGTATAGACAAGATGATTATAAACAATATTGTTTAGTTGATGGCTATACATATACACTGCCAAGAATGGTTGTAGAACACATAAAGAACCATGTATATTATCGGAGCTATAAACCTCTTATTGGTCTTAAAGGTGACTTAGAGGTTAAGGCTATGGTTAATGATGGTGGCTTTAAAAGTGAACAACACATGATGGAAGTAGAGAAAGACCATCGTTGTGATTTTATTCCACTGGATTTTACGGAAAATGATAGAATGTTACGAGAGAGAAATAAAGTAGTAGAAGTAGCTCAAATTGCTCTATAAAGGAATAAAATGCCATATTATGGTGCGATAGCAAACCCTTTAGAAATACCCGCAAATAGAGACATAATTTCAATAACGCAGTCTAATCCTGCGGTTATTACGACTAATCTTGAGCATGGGTATCAATCTTTATGGTATGTTCGCATTATAGTTCCTCAGGGATTTGGTATGACTGTTCTTAATAAACGAAAATTTCTGATTACAGTTACGAGCCCGACGCAGTTTACCATACCGGTAGACTCTTCGGGCTTTGATGCTTTTGTAATACCACCATATGGCCTTTTTCCTCTTTCACCACGATATGGCACTCCTGCACAAGCAGTACCCATAGGGGAAGATGCTTCGGTATTATCTGGCTCATTTAGAAATGTATATGAAAGACCTGAACCAAGTATCTAGGAATAAATATGGCAAATTCCACATTAGCAGCGATTCAACAGAAGGTACGAAGATTAACACGATCTCCTTCATTACAGCAATTATCTCAAGATGATTTACTGCAATATATAAATACATTTATATTATATGATTTTCCTGAACATTTACGTCTGTTTTCTTTACGAACTACTTTGACTTTTTATACACAACCCAATATAGATACATATCAAACAAACACTGTTAATCCTGCAGACCCACTGTATAATTTTCAGAATAAATATGTCACGGTGCATCCTACTATTTATATTGCAGGTATTCCCTGTTTCTGGACTCAGTACCGAGATGTATTCTATGGGAACTATCCTCAAACGAATTTTGTGTTTAATACTTTATTCCAGGGTAATGGCACACCGGGACCATTCACCGGAAATCTAGAACAGTTTCCTGTCTTGCAGAATTCTGTTCTCTTTTCAGCTTTAGATATTGGTGGTTCTGCTATGCAGATCATAGACTATCCACTCATAGATGGCGCAACAGGTATAGCTTCAAGTACCACTGGCGCTTTAGGAGTTCCAGGAATACCGCAAACTTTGCCTTCACCATATGGACAAATAAACTATCAAACAGGTGCATATACGGTTTTATTTCCAGCTAATACCATGAACTCTGTAGATAATATAATCTATGGAGAAGGACAATTTTATCAGCCAGGATTACCTATTTCATGCTTATATTTTGATAATAAGTTTGTTTTCAGACCAGTTCCTGATAAGTCATATGTTATTCAACTTGAGGCAGATATAAGGCCGACAGAACTCTTAGAACAAGGTCAAAGCCCCCAACTTGAACAGTGGTGGCAATTTATCTCTTATGGTGCTGCACTTAAGATATTCCAAGATCGAATGGACCTTGACTCTGTGCAACTCATCATGCCAGAATTTAATGCACAAATGGATATGGTTAATAGAACTAATTTAGTTCAACAAGCCAATGAAAGAACGGTTACAATCTATACACTTGGTAAGAATTACGGTTGGGGATACAACTGGGGTTCTAATTGGCCTTTTTAAGGAGATTTTACAATGCTCAACGCCGTGCCGCAGGCTTCACAAAATTTACAACAGACTCAATCGCCTATACTTACTAATTTCTCTACTATAGATACGGTATTTGGTATAGACCATCAAATATATGGAACTACCGGCGAAGGTAAACACAATAAAGTGACTATGCCTGTTCAATCTCCCGCTCCTAGTTTTTTAGTAACTGAAGTTGGACTCTATAACTTTTTAGATCCTATAACTGCTGAAAATGAACTATTTATAAAATTACCTGGTCTTACTACCTTTGCAATGACATCGTTTGATTTTCAAGCAACGGGACCATTTTCGGGTGGTATAGGATGGCAATATCTCCCCACTAAGTTCAAACAAATTTGGGGTACTGCTTCAATAGTTGCGGGTGGTACAATTACTATTACCTTTGGCTCAAATCCAGGTGGTGGTATAAGTACATTTCCGGGATTTGATGGTGATGGTTCAGGTAACTTTGTGGGTTACTTTAATTTAACTCGCATGAATGCAACGCCACCTACAACCAATTATCCCGTTTTGTCTGCACTAACACTTACATCTATGACAGTCACAAGCTCTGATGGTAATAATTTAACCTTTATGTGGAATGTGACAGGATTCTAATGCCATATGATCGCTTTTTTATAGCACCGTTTGATAAAAATTCAGGATTACAGAATGATGTTAAACCCTTCTTGATACCTGATGAAGCTTTTGCTCGTTGTAACAATGCCTATCAATGGCGTGGCAGAGTAAGAAAGCGATTTGGTTCACGATGGCTTGGCGCTACACAAAATCTAACCAGACTTAAGATATCTGTGGGTTCTACGAGCGGTGGTGGTAATCTTTCAGGTACTGTTCCTGGTGTTATATTTAAATTAGGCCAGGCATTTTCAATTGGTGATGCATGGTATACGGTTGTTACTGCTGGCGCAGTACAGCCTATGCTGCAAACTGTTGTAACTCCTACAGCAACATTTTCTACCACAAATGGTGCATTCAATTTTGTAGGTGCGCCTGCTTCAACTACGGTATATTTTTATCCGTCTGAACCAGTTATGGGATTAGATACATATATAGAAGGTATACAAAATGATGCTACAACAGTAGCGTTTGATACACAATTTGCATATTCATATGAATCTACCGGTTGGGAAAGAATCGCTGGAGAAGCAGACGTAGGAGCAGCAACGTGGACTGGTAATAATTCTCAATTATTCTGGGCAACTACGTATGGCGCACAAAATGCCAATGATTATACCCTTTATGTAACTAACTTTAATCAAATTGAACCAAATTATATGAGGTTCTTATTTAATGATCAGTGGAATAATTTTGCTCCAATACTTACTGATACCCCTGTTTCAGCAGTTAAACTGGTTTTAGTTTCTGCAGCAATATTATTACCATTTAAAAATAGACTTGTAGCTTTTAATGTTTGGGAACAAGATCAAACAGGAATGGCGCCCTTTCCTGCTCCTCTTAATTATCCTTTTCGTATACGTTGGTCCCAAATAGGAGATCCAACTGATGTTGTGTCTTGGAGAGAAGATATAACAGGAAAAGGTGGTGTTATAGATATATCAGACATAGAAAATATAATTACCGTTGAATTTGTAAAAGATAGATGCATTATATATTGCGAAGAATCTACTTGGGAGCTTGTTGATTATGGCAATCAAGTTCAACCATTTACGGTACAAAAAATTAACACTGAGCTTGGTGCGGAATCAAGATTTTCAGTTGTTCCATTTGATAAAGTAGCTTTAGGATGGGGCGATACTGGCTTGCATGCCTGCAATGGAACAAATGTAGAAAGAATAGACGATAACATTCCTGACGAAGTTTTCAACCTACATACAGAAGCTCAAGGAATAGATAGAGTTTACGGTATAAGAGACTATACAACTGAAATGGTATATTGGACCTATCCAACTCCTTCAAGATCAAATGATCAACCTTTTCCCAATAGAATTCTTGTATATAATTATAAAACGGGAACTTGGGCCTTTAACGATGATTGTATAACTGCATTTGGCTATATTCAACAACCTACCATAGCAGATTGGTCATCACAAACCATTAAATGGAATGATGCTGAGCCGTGGTCTAATAATCAATTACAACCAATATTTAGAAGAGTTATAGCTGGAAACCAGGAAGGATTTACGTTTATTGTAGATTCAGACGTACCTTTAAATTCTTCTAACCTTCAAATTACTAATATAACTTCATTTGGCACCCCAAATTTATTTAGATTCTACGTAGCAGATCATAATCTTTCATCAGCTGAATATATTTATTTTTCAGGTATTATAGCCACAGGTAATTTAAATTTATTTAATAACAAAATTTTTAGAATTCAATCGATACTTAATGCAAACGAATTTTTGGTTCTCTATTTTGATGATGCACATACTATATTATCTGGTACTTATAATGGTAACGGTAATATAGCTACCATATCTCAAATAGATATCCTCACTAAACAGTTTAATTTCTACTTTAAGGACGGAAGAAATCTATATGTACCTAAAGTAGACTTTTTAGTAGATACGTCATTCGCAGGGGAACTAACTATAGATTACTTTGTTTCAACCTCAGGAATATCTATGGTTGGTTCTTCTCTACCAAATACAGGAACCAATTCGATAGTAGGAACTTCGGTACTGGAAACGTTTCCATATGATTCAGTTCCATTTGAACAATTTTCTACACAAGTGTGGCATCCGGTTTATTTTCAAGCTGATGGAGAATTTATACAGCTTAGATTTTATAACACACCTAACCAGCTTCAAGATCCTAATATCCAGTTTTCTGACTTCCAGCTTAATGCTATGACCTTTTATGCAACACCAACTAGCTATAGGAACCAATAGTCATGCCATATCCCCCAAATTTCCAGCAAAACTATGGATTCTTTGTTCCTACTACCAATGTATGGGACATACAGCAGATAAATTCAGTTGATGTAAATTCGCAGGATTTTAAGCTATTACTTATTAATCTCTATCAAAATATAAACAAACTTTCTTTAGCGGTTAATGGCAGAGATAATGGTTATTATATGCTTGATGAAATGGTTAATAATCAGTCGTGGTTTACTCCCAACTCAAGAAATATAACTAATCCAAGAATGGACTATAGAAAAGTAATTAATTTTGGCGCTCTTCCTAATGCAGCAACTAAATCAGTACCGCACGGTATAACAGTTGATGCGAATTTATCTTGGACATTTATATATGGTACTGCAACAGATCCGATAAATTTTTTAGGAATTCCTTTGCCATTTGTTTCAACTACCGGAAGTGATATACAATTGGATGTTGATGCAACAAATGTTAATATCACCACGACTATAGATTATAGTGCGTATACGATAAGTTATATTGTACTTGAATACCTCAAGTACTAAAGGAGAATACAATGGCTTTTGACCCTAAATTATTACAAGGCCCAATATATCCAAACCAATTTCAAGCACCTGCGGTTCAAAGTTCTGGTGTTCCTGCTGTTCAAGCGGCCCAACAACAACAAGAACCATCAAGATGGGATAGATTCAAACAAGGATGGAGTAACTTTTGGGGAAAGGTTGGTTCAGGACTAAAGCAAGCTGGTAAAGGACTTGGAGAATTTATCGCCGGATCTCCGGGTGGCTTTGAACAGGCTCCTTTGCTTGAACCACATCAACAAAATTTTTTAAATGATCTTTTGCTACAATCATATGAAAACATGCAAAATCCTACAGCTGGATTTGAACCTATCGCTAATGAAGCTACAAGACATTTTAATGAACAAGTTGTTCCAGGGATCTTACAAGGATTTCAAGGAAGAATTAGCTCACCTGCTTTAGGTTATCAATTGCGCTCTGGAGCTCAAGGACTAGAGTCAATGATAAACGCTCAAAGAGCTGATTACGGTTTAAGAAATAAGAGATTTGGTTTAGATCAAGCACAGTTAGCTCTTACCCCACAATATTCAACTCAATATATGTCTCCTACTCCAGGAGCATTACAGGGAGCTTCTGAGGCTGCAGGAAAAATTTTCGTCGGTGGTGTTTCTAAATTAGCTGGATTATAAAGGATTACTATGGCAGAGACAAGATGGATACCTACACAAAGATCTGGCAGAGCTTCGATGCTGGGAGCATCTTTTGGATCGGGAGTTGGGCAAGGGCTGGAAGCTATTGTCTCACAAATGGCACAAAATAAAGCAGAAAAAATAAGAGCAGGACATTTAAAATCTTTAATGCCAGGCGCTTCTGATGAACAGGTCGGTGCATTATCTCATTTAGGTTCTTCAGTTTATGAGCCTGCTTTACGTGGCGGCTTTGGTCAACAAGAACAGATTGAGAAAATTAATCCTGCTAATCCAGTCAGCGGTTCTCGTGGATCGGGTGATTTTCAAGCAGGTCCTTTTTTTGAAATGCTTTCTGGTATGGGTCTTAAAATGAGTCCCGAACAACAAAAGCAATTAGGATCTTTGCCTCCTGAAAGACAAGAGCAAATTGCTCGACAAGTTTTTGAAAAACTAAGTCCACAACAACAGGATCGTTTAGAAGACGCTATCAAGCAAAGAACTGCTTTATCACAAGAACAAATACCACAGCAAGCAATGCAACAACAACCACAACAAGTGATTGGATCACAAGAACCTGGTATTGCACCACAACAGCCACTACAACCACAAAAACAGCCGATTAGTTTATCTCAAGCATTAAGTAACGATCAAATTAAATCAGAATCTCCGGCTGAAATAAAAAGACAACAAGATCTTAATATAAAGATCGAAGCAACTAATGAAATAGACGATGCTCTAAAAGATATCGAAGATATCTTGAGTTCAGGTGATATACAGACAGGATTCATAGCACAAAAAGCAGCAGAAGCTGGATTTTTATCTCAACTGACTCCTGAAACTGCACAACTATATCAAGCAATGCAAGACCTATTGGTTAAACAACAAGTTGCAGCTAGTTTAGGTGGACGAGGATCGAATGAATTTAGAAAAACCATTGCTTCAGCTAAACTTAATCTTGCACAACCGTTGCCTGTTATTAAAAAGACTTTAGAAAAGCTCAAGAAAGCTAATATGAAGCATAGAGAATCCTTGCAGACTATAAGAGCTGGTGGTCAAATAGAAGAAAGACCTAAGCAATCCCAAGAATCTCTTGAAAAACCTTCTCAAGTAGTCAAGTCACTTGACCAAGCAAAAGTTAAAGAAGGTGCTCGAGCTAAAAATCTCGATACTGATGAATTCTTTATCTTTAGAAATGGAAAATGGGAGGAAGAGTAATGGCTTTTGAGATATACGATGCTAAGAATGAAACTGAAAAAAAGTTAAAGCCCGAACCACTAAAACCACAAAGATCTGGTCTGACTAATGCAATTTCTGATGTTGCTGGTGTTGCAGCTCGAGGATTTGAGGGTATAGTCGGTGCTCCAGGATCTATAGCTTCTTTAGGGACTAATGTTGCTAATTATCTTTCAGGAGACAGGTTAGGAACATATGAAGAACATAGAAAGAAACATCCATACTTACCGCCAACCGTTTCAGATGTAAGAGAAGCTACTCAAAAATTAACAGGACAAGAGCTCGAACCTAAATCACAAACCCAAGAAGCTGTACACAATGTGGCTCAAAAATTAGGAAGTGGATTGGCAACTGGTGTTTCATTTGCTCCTAACATTGCTATGTCTATCGGCGGAGAACTGGCAAAACAAGCAGCCAAATCCTTTGGTGCACCTGAGTCAGTTCAAATGGCGGCTGAAATAGGATCAGAACTCTTTTTAGGATCAAAATTAAATCAGAAAGCTTTAAAGAATATTGCATATTCTTCTTATGAAAAATTAAACAATCTTCCTGAAAAGGCTTTAAGATTACAATCAGAAGTGCCCCATACTAAAAAAGCTATAGATAAACTTATTAGACAAGGTTATATGGGAGTATCTACTCCGGGTAAAGAATTTGCTGCAAGAAAAGCAGATGACTTTGCATATAAAATAAGAGAAGGTAAAGTTTCGTTTGAAGATCTTTGGGAATTTAAAAAGGCTTTAAATAACTTAGCTCATGAAGCAACCATACCTTCTGGTGCTGAAAACTATCTAAAACAAATTGGTAAAGCAGTAAGGTCTGACATTAATCAATTGGCTAAAACTAACCCACAATATAAAACCTTACAACAAGCTGACGATATAACGCATGCTTTTGCTAAGGCAAATGATGCTGCTCAACTTATTAATAAAAGAATAAATGAACTTACATTGGCTGACGTTACAAAGGCGGGTATCAAATCACTCATACTTCCTGCAATAGGATATGGAGCTTCTGGCCCAGGTGCAGCTGCTGTCGGACTTTTAGGTACTCCACTTAAATCAGAAACAAAATATTTCTATAATCTTATTAAGCACTCTAAAGATGCACAAAAGATGTATGGAAAATTAGTATTGAACGCTTTAAGAAATAACGTTGATGGCTTAGATAAGTCTCTTAAGGGATTTGATCAAGCAATTAATAAAAACTCAAAGGGATTTGAGATTTATGATTAGCTTGTTAAATACTCTAAAAGCAAAACAACAGATATAACTAAAGTGACTGCTATTATCATACTGATTCCTCTTGCTTAATCCTCATCTGAATTGACTGTAAAACATACCTGCTTAGCGTCATATTCTTATTGTGAGCTTTATTTTTAATAATCCAATGCACTTCATCGGGAATATTAATTATCATTCTTTTAGGGCATTTTCTTATTGATGTTGAATTTGATTCCATTACTTGTCCTTTTCTTCTTGTAAAACCCATTTTTGACTTCTTTCAAAGAAAACATATGTTTTTCCTGTAGAAGTATCAAACCATATATCCCCTTCTTTGGGGGTATATACTACTTTTCTACCATTTGGCGTTCTTCTTACCATTTTCATTCATAATCCTTTATATGTTGAAATATCCCTGGTAACTGTTGAACCATTTTTTTACTATGTTGTGATCATTATTACGGGGATATTTCATTGCATGAAATGTAAATTCTTCATAATAAATAAATGATCTCACACTCACTTATTTACCACCCCGTCGGGTATTTAACATTTCTCTAGATTCTGTTTTTTATAAGGTTGGCGTAGGCAAGGACTCACACCCGCGTACTCTAGGACTTACAGCCTAGCGCTACATTATCCAGATCAACGGACAACTTGTTTCTCAGCTACATCGCCATATATAAATATATACATATATACGTATATATCAAGTACTAATTATAGCTTGCTTTAAGCAACTTTTACTTACTATGATAGGTGCAAATCTTATTAACTAAGGAGAAAATAATGGCTACAAATATAACTCAAAGAAGAGCGCCTGGTTCAGTACAACCATTTGTGACTCTCAATCCTGCACCTGTTACTAATGCCAATAGAGCCCCAACAGCATTCGACAACTATGAACCATCTACCATATGGATTCAGGCAAGAGATGTAGCAGGAGCTCCCGTAAATCAGATATGGATTCTGGCCTCAACCCAAGATGCAGTTGCTAATTGGGTTCAGATTGTTGGAAATGGCGGAGATGCAACTTTCACAAATATTACCGTTACCAACGATGCAACCATAGGCGGTTCAATATTTTTACCCATAACAAGTGCTGGTGGTGCTGATGGCGTCATCTATGTTGGTGGTGTGAGATTTATGAGTGACTTTGGTACTCGAAACACTTTTCTTGGAAGTGGGAGTGGTAATTTCACCGTAACAGGTATTAATATAACAGGAATAGGAAACTCTTCGGTTCCCGCTATTACTACTGCAGTAAATGTGACAGCCGTGGGTGCATTTAGTGGTCTTAATGTAACTTCAGCAGAACAATCAACATTAATAGGTACTTCTGCAGGCAGAGCTCTTATTTCTGGAGTAAACAACACACTCGTTGGAAGTAGCAGTGGTGTTTTAATTACTATTGGTGAAAGAAATACAGCTATTGGTTGGAGAAGTTTAGAGCAGCTTATAGATGGAAACAACAATATAGCAATTGGAAGTCAAGCTGGTTCAGGTTATATAGGAACTGAAACAAGTAATATTTGCATAGATAACTTTGGTGTACCTGGGGATAATAATACTATTAGATTAGGTACCAGTGGCGCTCATTTAAATACATTTATAGCTGGAAATGTTGATGCAGAACTTAATGTTATTGCAACACAGGCTCTTTTTGCTCAAGGAGATCCAGGCGTTGGTGGATTAGGAGAAACAGGTATAACCAATGTAGTTAATACTACACAAGGAGCAGGAGCTCTCACTCTTCTTTCTACTAATGGTAATTCAGGAACTAATACTGGATTTATGAAGTTTTATGTTAATAGTGTTGCTGTTTTTGTTCCATATTTTACTAACATTGCTCCCTAACTAAAAGGATACAGATGGATAAATTTGCTTTATATCATTTTGCGATTAAAAAGAATGAAAGAATTTTTAAATTAGATCTGCAGCCTGGCACACCATGGACAGAACTATTTGAAGTATTAGAAGAATTTAAAGCTGAGTTTGAAAAAATGAAAGCTGAAGAAGAAATAAAAGCAGAAGAACAGAAATCAAAGGAGTAGTCCGTGAAGAATTATTCAAATGCTTCTCGAGTTCGCTTTGAAGAACTCAGAGGAGTTGCTTTTGGAGATATATCTTTAGCATATACTCCCATTGGTGATCCATATGAAAATCCTGCAAGAGCAATTGATATTTTTAATGATACTGATGAACCTTTATTAGTTTCATTTGATGGAGTTATTCCTCATATATATTGTCCTGCTAAATCTGGCAGAGTATACGACTTTGGCGCAAATAGACAGGCAAGTTCTGATCAACTTGAACAAGCTAAATACACCCAAGCGTATGTGACAGCTTCAGCAGATTTGCCTACCGAAGGTGGAATATTTCTAGGTATTATATTTGCTTCTAATGATTAAGGAGAGAGTATGTCACAGGTAACAATAGTTGCTTCATCAGGTGGTGGCGGAGGTGGTACCGTAACGAGTGTTTCAGGTGGAAATAATATTACTATAACTGGTAATCCTGCAGTAAATCCAACGGTAAACGTTTCTGGTACCTTTAATCATTCTCTTCTGATTGGTAATGCAACAAATTCAATTAGCTCTCTTACGGCAGCTACTAACGGGCAACTACCAATTGGAAATACGGGGACAAATCCCATCATAGCGGCACTTACACCTGGAGATGGGATTCAAATAACTAATGGTGCAGGAAGTATAACTATAGCCGCAACAGCAACCACATTTACGTGGGTTGAAGTAGTTACTTCTAGTCAAGCTATGGATATAAATACAGGCTATTTGATTAATGAAGGCGGTGCAGTACTCCTTACTCTTCCTGCTACTGCTCCTCAATTTAGTAGATTACAAGTTTTACATAAATCAGGTTCATGGGCTGTTCTGTGTGGAACTGGACAAACAATATACTTTGGTAATCAGCAAACAACTACAGGAATAGGTGGCTCCTTAGGAGGAAATACAGTCGGTGATGGAGTATCTTTGATATGTATTACTGCTGATACAGAATGGCGAGTTGAATTTGGTCCTCAAGGAAATCTTGTAGTTGAATAGGAGAAATCATGGCAACAAATAATGCTGCTAATAATGCCTCATTTGGCCAGATAATATTTAGCAATAATCAACCTGCAGTATTTGGACAAGATGGTGTATATGCAAATGGAAATCAACCGAGTTTCAATGCAACAATTTCAGGAGAAGGGATTCCAAATGTTACTGGTGATGGAACAATATATCCTATAATTTTTGATCAAGTTATATGGAATGATGGTTCTGAATATGATTCTACTACTGGCATGTGGACTCCGGGTCTTAATTCTACGTATATGGTAAATTATTCAGTCACACTGACTGGTATAGATAGTAGTAATTTAGGAATGAATTTATTTTTTTCTGATTTTGATTCAGGAATCAATCCCAACAATCTTTTTCAGGCTTATAATCCTTTTAATGTTTCTTTTGATGGCGGATTCTCCATAACTAACAGTCTCATTTTTAGAGCTTCTGGTACTTCAGGAATTCAAATATCAATCCAAGTTTTTGGAGTTGCTCTTAATGTGGGAATCCTATCACCTTCGTTACAACCTTATAATACTTATTTTAGTGCATATAGATTGGGTTAAAAGGAAAATAATGGCGAAGAATAAGCTGTTTTATTACATAAGATTAATTATAAAGGATTTAGTATGAGTAACAGATTAGGTGGATCAGCTCGAGGATCAGCATATCTAGGTACCAATGCTGTACAGCCACCAGATTGTGTTTTTTCTGCCGATACAGCCCCCACGCAATATGATATTAATCATTCTCTTTTAGATTTATGGCTTAATCAGCAGACACAGATAGTATATGTGTTAGTATCTCTTGCAGGAACTTCAACTTCTGCTGGTCCCTTGGCAACCTGGATTCCCTTAAATGGTGGCGGCGGTGGAAATATTTCAACGATTATTCCTGACAGCGGTATAGATGTAGTTCCTGATGCAATGGGTGATGTAAATATACTTGGTGGTGCAAATATCAATACGGTAGGAACTTTAAATACACTTACCGTTAATTTAAATAATTCAGTATTCTTACCAGAAACTACTGCTGATACTCTTTCAGGTGTTCTGGGTATTGGTAGTTCTATCGCAGTGCAGATGTTTGGTTCAGGTAATATATTCCTTGGCGATGCAGGTAATTTTACGCTGACTGGTTCAAATAATACTGCAACAGGTTTCAATAGCGCAGTTCTACTTACTTCAGCTGATAACAATGTAATATATGGAGCTGCAAGTGGCCAACAATTATTAAGTGGTGATAACAATCTCCTACTTGGATTTGGCGCTGGCTCAGATTATACCGGAGCTGAAAGCAACAATATTTTACTGCAGAACGTTGGTGTAGTTGGTGAATCAAATACTATGCGCTTAGGACTTTCTGGTTCTGGAACTCGTCAAGTTAATAATGTTTTCATGGGTGGTGTATTTGCCAGTAGCAATACGCTTAATCCTAACAATGGTATAATGATTGTAGATACCAATGACGTAGTAAAAATGAGTCGTGGTACCAATGGACAATTGCCTATAGGATCAACAGGAACTGGTCCTGTGTTTGCCAATCTTACTTCTGTGGGTGGTACGGTCACTATAACGAATGGTCCTGGATCTATCAATCTTGAATCAACTGGTGGTGGCACTGCAGTCAATTGTGCATTCTTGGCTCAAAATACTCCTAACGTTCCCAATGTAACCGGAAATGGAACTGTATATACCTATGGCTCTACGCAAGATTTGGTAGAGATATTTGATGTGGGTAACAATTTTAATCCTGCAACAGGCATATTTACTGCTCCTACTAATTCTCAATATTATTTAGAAATAACGGTTGATCTTACCAATGTAGATTCTGATTCAGGAAACAATGTAGGAACATGTACTGCACAAATAGTTACCACAGCTAGAACTTATATATGGAATTTCTCAGGTACAGGTGCTTTTGGTGCAGATTCTGGAGGTACTTCTGGTGTACTCTCATTTCAGCAAATAGTTGATATGGATGCAGGAGATACTGCTGCATTTACTATAGCTACCAATCAAATAGGTGGTGGTGGCAATCAGGTAATTGGACTTGGTGCTAATGCATTTGTAGCTGGTTATCTGGTTTCAGGTGCTGGTGTTGGTATATTAGAAGTTGATGCAGATGCAGGTTCAGCTGTACCAGCAGCAGGTGTATTACAAATATTGGGTGGTACTAATTGCTCCACTGTTGGCGCAGGTAACACTATAACTATTAATGCAACTGGTGGTGGCGGTGGTGGATTTGTAACCTGGTCAGTAATTACAGCATCTCAAGCTGGCGTTGCAGGTCAAGGATATTTCTGTAATGGTGGTGCTCCTGTTGTGGTTACTCTTCCTGCAGTTGCTGCAGTTGGTGATACTATAGCTGTTGCTGCTATGAATGCCAATGGATTCCAGATTGCTCAAACTGCTGGAGTATCAATACGATTTACCAATGCACTTACCACCGTTGGTGTTGGCGGTTCACTTACTTCTACGGCTATTGGTGATGCAGTGGTACTTGTATGTAATGTAGCTAATACTGGTTGGTTTGCTGTTCCAGGATCAATGGGTAACATCACTATAGTTTAAGGAATTATATGGCAACAAGAAATTCTATAGGAAGCAATAAGCCGCTTGAAGTGCCATTTGGTTCAACGGCTGCTTCTACTCATACTGCTAATGGTGTATTACAAGGTAACGGGGTAAATCCCGTTACCACTATTAATGCCTCAGCAAATGGACAGACACTGATTGGTGCTAATACGGGAGTGAGTATATTTAATACCATTACTGCAGGCCCTAATATAACGGTAGTCAATGGCGCTAATACTATTACGGTCAATTATACGGGTGGTGGTACGGGTGTAGTGACAAACTGGACTCCCAGCGTATCAATTGCGCCACCTGCTAACGTTATAACCCCGCCAACATATTCAGTCCAAAATGGTAAATATATTCTGTTTGGTAAACTCGCTATATACACTGCTGAAATAACTTTGACTAGCAAAGGCACCGTGATTAATGTACCACCTCCAAGTAATGATGTAGGTATAACAGGTCTTCCTTTTTTCTTTAATAGTATTAACAATAATGCATCCCCTTATACCAGCCAATGGGCTATTGAATTGAATGCAGCTCCTGATACTACATTAGGTAATTGGACTGGATTATCTGCAGCTTTTGTATTTGCAGGTGGTGGTACTTTATTATGCTCACCTCCAGGACAACAAACATTTGAATATTTTGGTCAAATAACCAATACCAACACATACCGTATTTGCGGTATAAATTTCACTGCATAAGGAAATATATATGGCAATAAAGAATGCTATAGGAAATAAACCATTAACGGTTCCTGAAGGTGGCACTGGTCAAGCTACATTGACTCAGAATGGTATTTTAGTCGGGCAAGGAACTGCAGCAATTTCATCTCTTGCAGGAGCTCTTAATGGAGATTTATTTATAGGTGCAAGCGGGAGTGATCCTGACTATAACCAGATTATATCAAGTGATGGTTCAATTACGGTAACTCCTGGCGTAAATTCAGTGACCTTATCAGCGGCGGCAGTTGGTACTATACAATCATGGACACCTACTATTACTTTTACTCCCGCAAAAGCTTTTACTTATGGCACCAGACTTGGTTCCTATGTGCAAGTGGGTAACTTAATTTATTGGAGTTGCAATGTCATCATCACAGGAAACACTTTCCCTTCTACCATGACTATCTCTGGCTTACCAGGCAACTATGATCTTTCTATTACCCGCTACTATTTCCCTATGAATGGTTTTATAACTAAAAGCCCTAATGCTGCTCCTTGGCCACAAGCATTTGGCTATTTAGATACCGCTACGGGCCTTATAAACTTTATTACCAATCAACCATCAGTTAATAACGCATTGTGGGATGAAAAAGTGAATGCAAGTAGTTCTAAGCAGTTGTTTTCTTCTGGCTTTTACTTTACGAACTAAGGAGCAAAAATGGCTACAAAAAATGCAATAGGAAGTGGCAGTCCCCTTGAGACTTCTTTTGGTGGCACCCAACAAGTAACTCTGACAAATCACGCTCCCTTAAAAGGTAATGGCGCTGGCGCAATTAATAATTTTGGTGTGGGGAGTGATGGACAAATATTAATAGGATCTGGATCGGGTGCACCAATATGGGCAAACATTACCCCAGGAACAGCTATAAATGTAGCTAACGCTGCACATGCTATAGATATCACCGTAGATTTAGGTGGTCTAGTAGGTGCTGCTATTCCCTGGACACCTACTTTCAATTTTTCAGTATCTTCAGCTGGTATTACCTATGCAACACAAACAGGGCGATATTTAATGCTGGGCAACGTTATTTTCTTTAGCTTCCATATCGCTTTGTCTTCAAAAGGATCAGGCAACGGTAATGCTTTCATAGGTGGATTGCCCAATACTATAGTGGGTACTGATCAATTTCCTTGTTCATTAGTTATATATAATGCAGCAGGCATTGCAGGTGTAACACCGGTTATTGGGGCTATACAGGTTGCTTCCAACACTATAAATTGTTTATCACATGTTATGTCTACAAATTATCCACAACTGACAAATGTTAACTTTAATAATAATTCTGAATTATATGGAAATGGATTTTATTTTATCCCTTAGCTTACTCCAAAACAAACATGTGTTATGTTTGTTCTCCTTTTATTTACCCGGGCTTAACTCTCCCGGGTTTTTCATTTGAAGCTTTCTTTAACATTGCGCTCCATATCAATAACAAAATCTTCTATTCTTATGAGTTGAACAAAAGTTATTTCTTGTCGGTCTCGTATGAATTTGCAAAGTGTGGGGGCTGGAATATCTATTAATTCTGATACTTTAGAGAGTGTATATTTGAAGTGATCTATAACTCCCTCAAATCTTTCTCTGATATTTTCTACATTTTCAGGAGATATGTAGTGAGTTATGGGTGAGTTTGTATTATGATTCATAGAATGCTCCGTAGGAAAGGTGTTACTTACTCATTTCATTCTAATGGGTCTTCTGTTCTAGTCAAGTTATTGAATAATATAGTTAAGGTATAACATGATAGTAGTATTTATTTTGTTTGTGATAGTCGCTGCTTTATTAGTAAAACTTATAGAACAAGAGAAAGAATTTCTGCATTCACTCTTGGATGAATATAAGAAAAAAAAATGAAACTTTGATTTATGTCTCGTATTGATTCTATACTACCATTAAAATTTAACTGCCGACAAACTGTCGACAACTGAAACTAAGGAACTCTATGTCAAACAAATTAGTTTTTGATGGGAACCAAGGTGTAGCAACACCTGCTGGTGATATTATTAATATTATAGGCGATGGTATCAATGTACAAACAGCCTGCAAAGCAAACACGGTGCTTATTACGGCAGGAAAGAATCCTGTAGTGCAATCACTTACCACGCAAAAGATATCATTGCCTTTAACGAACCTTGATGGTTCTGAAGGGGTTGTGTATGTCAACGGTAAGACTTTTATTCATTCTTTTAGTGTTGGTGCTCCTAGCTTATATATCGGTATTGATGCTGGCAGCGTATCACTTCCATCAGAATCAAACGTGGGCATTGGTTACCAGTCACTCAGCCAGGCGAGCGGTGCTAACGGTAACGTAGCAATATCATCATTGTCTCACTTAGTTTCAGGAAACTTTAACACCGGACTTTCTTTCCAATCTCTCTCAAAATTAAAAGAAGGAACCGGTAATACCAGCGTTGGTGCTTTTTCCGCTTCAAATTTAAATTCTGGAGCATTTTTTAATACGACTATAGGTACCAGTGCTGGTTCAAATTATAGTTCATCCCAGAGCTTTAATGTGATTCTTGGGTGTAATGCAGGAAAAGAAAATGACTCTCACACTGTGCGCATCGGTAATGATGGTTCTGTTGCAGGGTGCCCTGCATCACAAAGGGCATTTATACATGGTGTCGCTGGAAATGTATGTGAATCTGAGGTACCAGTATATATCAATACCAAAACGGGACAGCTTGGCACTCAAAGCTCAACAATACAAAAGAAAATAAACATTAAAGACATAAGCTCATCAAGTGAATTATTGTACAACCTTAAGCCTGTTTCATTTAACTATAAGGGTATACAAGATGATGTGGTTCATTATGGACTGTTGGCGGAAGATGTTTTACCGATAATGCCAGAATTGGTCAATGTTGATGAACAAGGAAATCCAGCAGGGGTTAAATACACTGAGATGATTTCATTGCTCTTGAATGAAATACAGAAGCTTAAAAAAGAAATCGTAGAAATGAAGCCGTTATGTGCTAAGATTATAGCGCTTGAAAGATGTGGAAAAGAGAAAGAGTAGGCTTCATACCTTAGCAGGATCCAGTTGTCCCCTTATCTTATTTCTGGATCCTGCCTCCATGTCTAAATGTCTACTTATAAATTCTGGAAGGTATAATATTTTCCCAAATATTAGCATCTGCTAAAAAGATAGCCTCATCTTCTAAAGAACACTCTTCAAATAACATACCCGCTCTTTCCCATTGTGGCTTGTCAATATCTTTAGATGTTTGTATCCATATTTGTTTGCCTTCTTCTAAATCTGCAATCCATAAAGTCAGAAATGGTTCATGATGCTGTTTGGTTGGTGCTATGATCTTTCTTATTATGTCCATATCATACTCCGTAATGGTTATAAACAATTATGAGATCATACAGCATCTAGGTTTATTGGGCCATATTGTTTTTCGAACTTATCTATATACATGTTTATTTTAGCAATACTCCTGTTCATCCACTTCTTTTGTTTATCACTAAACATAGTTATGAGCGTTTTATAGGATAAAGTCATTTCTGTGCACAATTCTCTTCTATTGAAAGAAGGTTTAGAGATTTTGCGGAACTTAATTATGTAATTAATTTTTCTTATTATTTTATTTTTTTCTTGTATGTTCATGATATCCTTTTACTATAACTTAAAGGGAACAAATGAAAGATAACTTCTTAAATTTTCAAAATGATTTTGTAACTAAATGGCAAGAATATAGAGATTTACAAACAGATCTACAGAAATATGCGGGCAAAGAGATTGGTTCTCAAGTCAATGAAGTGAATGCTTTGCTTAATAAGATTCAGGATAACTTTGCTTCTATGTATCCTGCTATGGAGTTTGTGATTCATAATTATAAGCTCTGTGTTACTGCAGTGAATGATTATAATGATTTTATTGAAGACCTAAAGAAAGAGGGAGCTACTCAAAACTTATCTCATTGAAGCTTAATCATAGTCTTCTTCACTATCAGCTAATATATATTGAACTGCTTCTGGTTGATGAAACTTTCTACACTCTTCTTCCCATCTATCATAGGGAGATAAAGGATCACTAAAGTAGGTTCTAGACTTATCACTCCAAAAGGGAACGTGATTGATATAGAAATCAGGCATATCATAATTTCCCATAAAAACTATCAACCAAATAGTAGGGGTCATAGTATTACTCCAGAGAATCTTTTGTAAAATCTAAATTAACGTTAATGACACTATCTGTATCTTTAGAAATAATATAATCCATTATTGCATTGACCTGATCCTTTAGGCATTCATTACAATTTTCATTACAAAGTAATTTGTCTAAATCAGAATTTTTTTCATTTATCATTTTTTTAAAGTGATTTAGATTTTCTTTATGCATTAAAGTTACTCCAACTTATATTCTTCTTTAATCTTTTTCAGTGCATTTTGACATTTCTTACTCTTCAATTGTCTCTTAGTGTATTGTAGCAAATCTATACTTTTATTAATCTGATCTTCAAAAGTATCTATTTCAAGTATCTGATATACAAGAAAGTCTTTAAAGTTTTTATCTAATTTATTAAATTCAGCTAGTGATTCTAATCTTTCACTGGTGAAAAAGCATGCATCTCTAACATGCTCGTATATCCTTTGTGTATTTTCAAACACTTCTTATCCTCTAATCTTCTTATATTTTTTTACGTTTGTAATAACATATCCACAACAAGAAACCCAGTGTTGACTACACTCCCACCACTGACAAACCCAAGGTTTAATCTCAGGCTCTTGATTATCCTCATCAATATCCCTTATTCCCCATACTATATAATAGACATCTGAATCTATACCAAATAATTTATGAATGAGAGTCTTCACTTATTATCCTTACATTAATGGATGATAGTTGGAACAATCTTCACATTCACACTCTTGTGGCCATTGGCATTCACCATCTTTACCCATAGGCAACGGCTTATAATCTTTTGTTTTTTCTCCATTGGTAGCAAATATATAAATTTTATCATAGCAATCAATACAGAGATATAATTCACAATCAGCCCAACAACCATCGTCGGGGTGAGAATCATGATTGAAGAATATATTTCTCCACGACTCTTGAGAGTTACACTTAGAGCATTTAGTCATATTCATACTCCGTATATTATTTAAATATAATCTTACAAAAACAAAACATGCTGACTATAGTATTGGTAAGCACAATTACTATTCCAGCTTCAAATAACTTGTTGTGTCTATATACACTAAATTCAAGTTTCTCTACTTTATCTTTCAGCGCATCTTCAATTAATCTTTTCTGAAGCGTCAACTTAGATAATCCCTGTTCTAGGAATTTTATTCTGAGTTCTAAATGATCTTTTTTTAGTTTTTCATGATCCATATCCATGCTCCGTTATTTAA